CTGATCATGCCTAGCAAATCACCTTCCCAGCATCGTTTGATGGAGGCGGTTGCGCACAACCCTGCGTTCGCCAAGAAGGTCGGCATTCCCACAAAAGTCGGAAAAGATTTTGCCAAGGCTGATAAGGGCAAGAAGTTTAAAGAAGGCGGTTTGTATGACAACATCAATGCAAAGCGTGAAAGAATTTCTGAAGGATCTGGTGAAAAGATGCGTCGAGTGGGCAGCAAAGGTGCGCCAACGGCTGATGCCTTCCAGCAGTCTGCAAAGACCGCCAAAGTGAAATGAGCAAGAAGAATGTAAACCTTGCAGTTGGTCGCGGAGAAAAATTGTCCGTTGGCCGTGGCGCAGGGCTTACGCAAAAAGGCCGAGAGAAATACAATAGAGAGACTGGATCGCACCTAAAAGCTCCGCAGCCAAAAGGCGGGGCAAGGAAGGATTCTTTCTGCGCTAGGATGTCTGGCGTTGTTGAACACTCAAAAGGGGACGCTCCACGCGCCAAAGCATCGCTAAAGCGGTGGGACTGCCCCGGCTGGTAAAGGAAAATACATGGCCTACTCTGGAACGGTTGGGACTACTGTAATCACAGTCCAAACGCTGATTGACCACGGCGCTCGTCGGTGCGGCAAGCTGGCCGAGGAGTTGACCTCCGAGCAGGTTCTGTCGGCCCGTGAATCATTGTTTTTCCTGTTGTCAAACTTGATCAACATTGGAATCCAGTATTGGGCCATCAACAAGAAGGTTTACGGCCTCACAGCCGACAAATACATCTATGACCTACCTGTGGGTGGTAACGATGTCCTAAACGTGCTGTATCGCCGTTTAAGCCGCCCTACGCCCACCAATACTGGCGGGTACACATCCAGTGCTGGTGGCCTTGTAGGCTTTGCCTATGACGGCGACATTGAGACAGTCTGCACCCAAACCTCTCCAAACGGCAACATCAAGGTCGATTACGGCACCTCAAATCCCATTTACATAGGATCAATAGGCATTTTGCCTGCCTCTACGGGCAATTGGTCAATCATCTATGAGTATTCGCTCGACGGGATTAACTGGTCAACCCTTGTAGACCTTGGTGAAATCGCTGTTGAGGACAATGAATGGATATGGACGGACATTGTTGCCGGTCAAACCACTCGTTGGTATCGGGTTCGGGGCTACAACGGCACCACTTTGAGCCTGCGTGAATGGTATTTGGGCAATGAATCAACCGAAATCACGATGGCACGCCTAAATCGTGACGATTACACCAACTTGCCCAACAAAAACTTCACGGCCAACCAGCCATTCCAGTTTTGGTTCAATAGAACCATTCCGCAGTCCAAGATTTACCTGTGGCCGGTGCCCAGCGACACTTTTATTCAGATGACGGTGTGGTACTCGCGCCAAGTTATGGACGTTGGCGACCTCTATGGCGAGTTGGAAGTGCCTCAGCGCTGGTATATGGCCGTGGTAAGTATGCTGGCCCACCAAATGGCGCTGGAGTTGCCCGGCGTGGACATGAATCGGGTCGCTTACCTTGAAACACAAGCCGCCAAATACCTATCTCAAGCTGAGGATGAAGAGCGCGACAAGTCGCCGATTTATTTTGCCCCGAATATCAGCGTATATACGAGGTAATTATGCCCATATTTCTGGATACCCTTGGCTATTCAGACATTGCAATTGCGGTGTGTGACAGATGCAAGATGAAGCGTCCACACGCTGTGATGAGAAACGACCCAAACTTTCCGGGTCTGCGGGTGTGCAACGAAGGCTGTGCTGACCAGCTTGATCCCTATAGGCTTCCTGCCCGTAAGACTGAGCGCATAACAATCCGTTTCCCTCGGCCAGACTTGAATATTGCTGTGACGCAGAGTGACATCTTGACTACAGGTGATGGACAATACATCCTGTCAACTGAGCAGAACACACAGACGCCTACACTTAACGGCAATCAAAATACCATTAACCTAACTGTGGAAGAGCCGTAATGTCAGCCCAGCAAAGTATCAATCAGCTACCTGCCGCTGGGCCAATTACCGGCTCGGAGGCGGTTCCCATCGTTCAGAACGGTGTCACAGTACAAACCACTACTGGGGCGATTTCAGCCTCTCCAAGCCAGACCCAGACCTTTCTGACGGTCAGCCAAGAATTGACGCTTAACAACAGCCGATATTTGTCCACAGGATCTGGGCTTGGGCTGACCGATGGAGGCGCTGAGTCCTTCTACCGAATTTCCTTTACAGGGACTGCTTTAAGCCTAGAGACAGCCGGTGGCGGCATCATTGTGAAAGACAGTAGTTCAACGGTCGTTTCACGTTCGATAGCTGTTTCTGGTAATGGATTGAGTGTTTCTAATGCAAATGGCACTGGTGGAAACCCTACCTTGGCATTGGATGGGGTTGCTGCTTCTGTCGCTAATCTTAACGGCACCGGAATCCTTGCCCTCAACTCCACGGGCACGGCTGTGGCTGGCCGAAACATCACTGGCACAACTAGCCAGATTTCGGTGGCAAACGGAAATGGCGCTTCCGGGAACCCAACAATTGCTATTGCTGACAATCCAGTTCTTCCCGGCACAGGGTCGGTAACTGTGCCTATAGGAAACAATTCTCAACGGCCTCTTGGATCAAACGGTGAATTTAGATATAACACCGATTTAATGGCTTTTGAAGGCTATGCCAATGGTGGCTGGACAACCTTCGGATCTGGTGGCGGAGGCGGAGGCGCAGTCTCATCTTTTAGTGCTGGATCGACAGGTCTTACTCCTTTTGCGCCAACCACAGGGTCTATTGTTCTGGCTGGCGTGCTTAATGTGCCAAGCGGAGGCACCGGAGTAAACAGTCTTACTGGGTACGTCTTTGGCAATGGCTCTTCTGCCATGACGGCATCCTCGACTATTCCGACATCGGACTTGAGCGGCACAATAAGCAATGCCCAATTGGCAAACTCGTCGGTGACTATTAACGGCACGACTATCAGCCTTGGCTCAAGCGGAACAGTTTCGGCAACCACCACAAACGCATTAACATTTGGAACGGGTTTTAACGCTGGCAGCTTTAACGGGTCTGCGGCCACCACAATTAATCTTGCCAATACTGCTGTGACGGCTGCATCCTATGGGTCGGCCTCCAAGACTCTGACGGCCACCGTCAATGCTCAAGGCCAGTTGACCGCATTGGCAGATACTAATATTGCCATTACAAACACTCAGGTCTCTGGGTTGGGCACTATGTCCACTCAGAATGCCAACAATGTAACCATATCTGGCGGCTCTATTAATGGAACCGCAATTGGAGCAACGACTGCTGCTGCCGGTACATTCACTAGCGTTGCCATGACAAGCGGCACCATATCAACCCTTCCCACAAGCAACAATGATATTGTCAACAAGGAGTATGCAGACTCCATTGCAGCAGGTCTAAATTACCACCAGCCGGTTCAATATGCTACGACCGCAGGACTCCCTGCATACACCTACAACAATGGCGCTTCTGGAGTCGGCGCAACGATTACTGCCACAGCAAATGGAACTTTGTCATTAGGTGGAGGATCTCCGACTGCTACACAGCGTGTATTGGTTAAGGATGAAACTGGTGGTTCTGCTGCATACAACGGAGTGTATGTTGTCACAAGTGCAGGTTCCCCTTCCCTGCCATTCATATTGACCCGTGCAACAGACTACGACACATCTGGCTCTGGAACCAATGAGATTGACCAAGGCGACTATATGTTGGTCATCTCTGGAACTCTGGCCTCCACGGCTTGGGTTCAGCAAACGGCCTTGCCAATCATTGTTGGCACTACTCCTTTGGTGTTTTTGCAATTTAATGCACCAATTACCTACACGGCTGGCACTGGATTAAGCGAGTCACCCGCCTATACATTTAACATTGCCAACACAGGCGTTTCTGCTGCATCGTATGGCACAGCTTCGCAAGTCCCAACTTTGGGTATCAACGCTCAAGGGCAGATAACAAGCGCCAGTAACACATCTATTGCTATTGCCGCAAGTCAGGTAACGTCTGGCACGTTTGGCAACTCCATGCTGACCAACAGTTCTGTCACGGTCAACGGAACAGCAATTTCTCTTGGCGCATCGGGAACTATCACAGCGGTAAACCCAAATGCTTTGACCATCGGGACAGGCTTATCTGGTACTTCTTATAACGGATCTTCCGCAGTAACTGTTGCATTGGCAAACACTACTGTAGCGGCGGCAACTTATGGATCAGCCTCCCAAGTTCCTGTATTTGCAGTCAACGCACAAGGCCAACTGACTTCGGTTACCAATACCTCTATTGCAATCGCAGCAGGGGCCGTTTCTGGGCTTGCAGCGTCCGCAACTACCGACACTACCAATGCGGCCAATATCTCGTCAGGAACGCTGCCTTCTGGCCGTCTGAGCGGCTCATACACAGGCATTACTGGCGTTGGAACTTTAACTGCTGGAACTTGGAACGCAAGCACTATTGGATACGCCTATGGAGGCACAGGGTTAACTGCTGCGCCAACAAACGGGCAATTGGCTATTGGAAACGGTTCTGGATACAGCCTTGCAACTTTAACGGCTGGTACAAATATTTCTATCACGAATTCTGCTGGCGGCATCACAATTTCATCCACTGGATCGGGAAGCGGAAGCGTCACCAGTGTGGCGATGTCTGTGCCGTCATTCCTGACTGTGACCGGAAGCCCAATTACCACAAGCGGCACGCTGGCCGTATCCTACTCTGGCACTGCTCTTCCCGTTGGAAATGGCGGTAGCGGGGCTACCACGCTTACTGGCTACCTGTACGGTAACGGAACTTCTGCTTTTACGGCATCGACCACCATTCCAAATACCGCGATTACAGGCTTGGGCACCATGTCCACGCAAAACGCTAATGGCGTGGCAATCACTGGCGGAACAATTAATGGAACCTCAGTTGGTGCCACAACTGCGGACACGGTTCGCGGCACGACCATTACGGCTACGACTCAATTTACTGGCTCTGGCGCTGGGTTGACTAGCATCCCTAATTCAGCAACCACGGCAACGTCCGCAAACACAGCAAGTGCAATTGTTGCTCGTGATGCATCTGGAAATTTCACTGCCGGAACAATTACTGCGGCATTGAGCGGAAATGCCACAACAGCTACCACAGCTACCACAGCAACCAATATTGCTGGCGGTTCCGCAGGCTCATTGCCATACCAGACAAGCGCAAGCACAACAACTTTACTTGCCGCTGGAACAAATGGTTATGTATTGACTTTGTCTGGCGGGTTGCCAACATGGGCCGCTGCCACTGGCGGAGTAACCCAAATCGTTGCTGGAACCAATGTCACCATATCCCCCGCTGGCGGAACAGGGGTGGTTACGATCAATTCTGGAACGGGAGGCTCCTACACTAGAACATCTTTTACCGCTACGGCAGGGCAAACGGTTTTTGCGGTTACTTATGCGGTGGGATATCTTCAAGTCTATGTCAATGGTGTTTTATTAGCCACATCGGATTACACTGCTACTAGCGGCACAGACTTTACCCTTAACGTGGCTTGTGCGTTAGGAGACATTGTGGAAGCATTGGTTATAGCCACTTCTATATCTACAACTGGCATTACAACTGGCAAAAGTATTGCAATGGCAATGATTTTTGGTTATTAAGGAATAAGCATGGCAAACCCCAACATAGTTAACGTAACCACAATTTACGGCAATACCAGTTATTTGATTCCTAGCACGACATCAGCTACTACTTGGACTGCTCTTACGCCTGCAAATGGCACGGTTAACAAGATTGATAATATTGTTGCCGCAAATGTAACGGCAGCAGTTGCCACAGTAACAGTAGCAATCAATAGCGCAGCGGCTGGAGCAGGAACAAATTACCGTCTTGTTTACCAAGTTCCTGTGCCAGTAAATGCTTCAGTTGTGGTTGCTGATAAAAGTACGGCGTTTTATCTTGGTGAAGCACAGTCTATTGTGGTGACTGTTGGTACGGGATCCGCAATCGAATTGACTGCTTCGTATGAAGCTATTACCTAATGCCTATTCGGTATAAAGGCGCAATAATGTCGTCCACTGCGGCGACAATTAGCAAAACGTCTGCTAATGGCATTTGGCGTCTTAATGAAATAATGCAGGCATTATTTGCATCGCTATGGCCCGTTTTTGTAACTCCATCTGTTGAGTATTTAGTAGTTGCTGGTGGTGGAGCAGGAGGTGGCGCATCAAGCAGTGGAGGCGGTCAGGGTGGCGGCGGCGCTGGTGGTTATCGTACTTCAACCAGTTTTTCTGTTGCATCTGGTTCAACGTATACCGTCACCATAGGGGCAGGGGCTACAGGTGCAAATACAGTAGGCCCAAGTGGATCGCCTAGTGTATTTAGCACAATATCATCGGCTGGAGGGGGTGGTGGTGGCCTTCTAACTTCTGGAACCGCTGGCGGTTCTGGCGGCGGCAATAGTAACGGCGGAACCGTGGCAGGAGGCTCAGGAAATACACCAAGTGTTAGCCCAAGCCAAGGAAATAATGGGGGTATCGGAGGCGGCGCTGTATCTCCATATACTGGTGGTGGTGGCGGTGGCGCTGGTGCTGCTGGTGGAGCAGGGGTTGGATCAGTTGCTGGCGCTGGAGGTATTGGGTCGCAATCCAGTATTACTGGAACAGCAACATATTATGCAGGGGGCGGCGGAGGAGCAGGTAGAACCGGCGCAACAGGTGGGTTGGGTGGAACTGGTGGTGGCGGCAATGGTGCGTTAGTTAGCAATAATGATGGTAGCCCTGCAACTGTTAATACTGGTGGCGGTGGCGGTGGTAGCTCTTTTTCATCTGGAGCTAGATTAGGCGGTAATGGTGGATCGGGTATAGTTATTATTGCTTACTTAAATAACTACCCAGATATTATTTCTTTCTCTTCTGGTCTTGTGGTTAATGGCGTAACTACCACAGGGTCTAATGTTCCTGCATCGGATATTGCTTCACGCTCTGGTTACAAAGTTTATAAATTTACTGCTGGTACAGGCACAATTACTTTTTAAGTATGTCTACTAGATATAAAGGTTCTGTTTTATCTGTTTCTGCGGCAAGCACAAGTTTCAGTGCCGCCGTAGGCATTTGGCGTTCTAACGAAACAATGCAAGCATTACAAGCATCAGCTTGGCCTTTAATTACAGTACCAGTTGAGTTTTTATTAATTGCTGGTGGTGGCCCCGGAGGATGGAATTTTTGCGGAGGTGGCGGCGCTGGCGGCGTAGTTACATCTACATATTTAAATGCTAAAGCTAATACAAATTATACAGTTACTATTGGGGCTGGAGGAACTGCGCCCGGAAGCGGTGGAGTGCCCGGTACTGGAAACAACTCAGTATTTACTGCATCAAGCTCCAGTCCCGCATTGGGTGGTGGTGGCGGCGATGTAGATAGTCAAACAAACAAACCCGGCGGTGCTGGTGGCTCTGGCGGTGGTGCTGGATATTTAGCTGGTTCTATTGCTGGTGTTGGTACTGTTGGTCAAGGCAATAACGGTGGCGCTGGAGATTCAAACAGCAACTTTGGTGGAGGTGGTGGCGGATACGGTGGTGTTGGCGTAGGCGGCACAAACTCTACTGGCGTTGGTGGTATTGGTATATTAAGCACAATCACTACAAACTTTGCTGGGACTGCTAACACAAGCACTAGCACAAGCATAAACATCACCGCCGTTTCTGCTGGAGTTATAGGTATTGGTACGCAGATAACAGGGTCAGGTGTGCCCGCAGGAACAGTTGTTGCCGCGCTTGGCACCGGCACAGGCGGCACAGGTACTTATACTTTAAACAAAGCTACGACTACGACTTTAACTGGAACAGCAATAACAAGCACTGGTGTTTACTATGCTGGCGGCGGTGGTGGATGGACACGCAGTACAAGTACAACCCTTGGTGGATTAGGTGGTGGCGGCGGAGGTGTTACAGGTTCTGGCGCTGGTGCAGGCGGAGTTAACCAAGGCGGTGGTGGTGGTGGCGCTGGCTCTCTTGCCTCTGGTGGCACAGGCGGTTCCGGCATATTAATTATTGCTTACCCAGATGTGTACCCAGATCTTACTTCTGTGTCCGCAGGCCTGACTTGCAACGGTAGCGCTGGCAACACCACGTCAAACACATCGTACCGCAGAGGTTACAAGGTGTATAGATTTACTGCTGGTACTGGAAATATAGTATTTACTGGCGGTGCAATAGCAGGAAGTCCTCCTTCATCTGTAAATTATTTAGTAGTTGCTGGAGGGGGCGGAGGTGGCTCTGGTGACAACACCAATGGAGGCGCTGGCGGTGGCGGCGCTGGTGGTTATCGTACTTCAACAGGGCTTTTAGTATCCTCAGGAACTGCGTACACCGTCACTGTTGGCGCGGGCGGTACTGGACAAGCAAATAATACCGGCCTTGTTGGCGGCAATGGCGCAAACTCTGTTTTTAGCAGCATAACGTCTACCGCAGGAGGTGGCGGTGGTTCTGGTCTTGCTGGAAATAATGGTGCTGCTGGTGGTTCTGGAGGCGGTGCATGGGGTAGGGCTGGCTTTACTGGAGGTGCTGGAACTTCTGAACAAGGATTCTTGGGAGCAAACTCGTCTGGAGGGACAAATAGTTCTGGTAGAGGTGGTACAGGCGGTGGTGGTGCTAGTGCAGCAAGCGTTACAAACGCAAACACTGCTGGAACAGCAGGCGGGGCAGGTTCATCCTCATCAATTTCTGGTACAAGCACTGCTTATGCTGGTGGTGGCGGCGGAGGTGGCGGCACTACCGCAGGTACGGGTGGAGCAGGGGGTACTGGTGGCGGTGGCGCTGGAGGAAGTAATGCAGTTAACGCAGTTGCAGGCACAGCAAATACAGGCGGCGGAGGCGGCGGCGGCGGAGTAGTTTCTGCTGGTGCTAATGGCGGTTCAGGTATAGTTATTTTTTCTTATCCCGAAGTATTTTCAAGTATTGCTTCATTTAGCGCTGGATTGGTTGTTAATGGTGTAACTACCACGGGTTCTAATGTTCCAGCAGCAGATATAGCATCTGCTCCGGGGTATAAAATTTATAAGTTCACTGCCGGTACCGGCACTATTCAATGGTAGGAAATATGGCACATTTTGCACAACTTGACGAAAATAACATTGTTGTCCAAGTAATTGTGGGCGTGGACGAACCGCATGACGGCGAAGCTATCTATGCAGAAACAACAGGACACGTTTGGAAAAAGACCAGCTACAACACTTATGCTGGTGAACATCGGCTAGGCGGTACACCTTTCCGTAAAAACTACGCTGGTATTGGTTACACTTACGATGCACAAAGGGATGCTTTTCTTCCGCCGAAACCTTTTGCAAGTTGGGTTTTAAACGAGCAGACTTGTCAATGGGATTCTCCTGTTCCGCATCCAAGCGATGAAAATAGCTACGTTTGGGATGAGCAAACTTGCCAATGGATTGAATCATGAGCCTACCTCGTAACCTATCCATTCTTGCTGAATACACAAGCGCATCGGGCGTTGTTACAAACGCAACTAACGCTACCAATACGGCAATTACTGCAAACTCAACAAATGCAACAAATTATTTAGCTTTTGTCAATGCAACGACCGGAAACTTGGGTCAATTGGTAAACTCAAGCATTACTTGCAACCCATCCACTGGTTCGATTACGGGTGGAATCTCTGGAGGTACTTTCTAATGGCTGCAACTGGCTACACCCCAATATCGCTGTACTACAGCACAACGGCATCAACTGCTCCATTGGCGGCTAATTTGGTCGCCGGAGAGCTTGCTCTCAACACTTTGGATGAAAAGCTGTATTTCAAAAACAGCGCCGGTACCGTCAAGCTGTTGGCATCAAATGCAGCATCTAGCGCTACCGTCTCATCTGTGGCGATGTCTGTTCCTTCTTTCCTGTCTATATCTGGTTCCCCAATAACTACGAGCGGTACTTTGGCGGTTTCATATTCAGGGACGGCGCTTCCGGTAGCCAACGGAGGAACTGGGGTCACCACTTCTACTGGTACAGGTAGCGTTGTGTTATCCACGAGTCCCACGTTAGTCACGCCGCTGCTTGGTACGCCTACGTCTGGTGTACTGACTAATGCCACGGGTTTACCCTTAACAACTGGCGTCACAGGAACTCTTGCGGTAGCCAATGGTGGAACGGGCCAAACGAGCTATACAGACGGACAGCTTCTGATTGGGAACACAACTGGCAATACGCTTACAAAAGCCACTTTGACTGCTGGGACTGGTGTAACCATTACGAACGGTAGTGGCGCGATCACAATCAATGCTACTGGTACTGGTGGTACGGTCACATCGGTTGGTCAATCATTCACTGGCGGATTGATTTCAGTCAGCGGGTCACCTGTCACCACAAGTGGAACTTTGGCTTTGACGGTAGCGGGAACCTCTGGAGGAGTCCCATATTTTTCAACTGCTTCTACTTGGGCATCTTCCGCTGCACTTACTCAGTACGGCGTCGTCTACGGCGGCGGCGCAGGTGCGGCACCAGTTGCTACAGCAAATGGCACCACTGGTCAGGCGTTTATTGCAGCTACTGGCGCTGCGCCGTCTTGGGGAACTTTGGGAATTGCTGGCGGGGGAACTGGACTCACTACAACTCCTGCCAATGGGGCGCTGGATATTGGAAACGGAACAGGATTTACGCGCACAACGCTGACCGCCGGTACAGGAGTAACCATTACAAATGCTTCTGGCTCTATAACCATCAATGCGACAGGTAGCGGCGGCACAGTCACCTCTGTTACCGGAACAGCGCCTGTAGTTTCCAGTGGAGGCACTACTCCTGCTATCAGTATGGCTGCTGCAACTACTTCGGTTAACGGTTATTTGACCTCTACTGACTGGAACACTTTTAATGGTAAGCAAGCCGCACTTGTCAGCGGTACGAACATTAAAACAGTAAACAGCACTTCCTTGCTTGGTTCAGGCGATGTCTCTGTTGGTGTAACAAGTGTTACTGGAACAGCCCCTGTAGTTTCAAGCGGCGGCGCAACCCCTGCTATCAGTATGGCGGCTGCGTCTACTTCGGTTAGCGGATATCTGACTTCTACGGATTGGAACACGTTTAACGGTAAACAGGCCGCTGGTTCATATGTAACTGTTGGTGGGGCATTAGGCACTCCGTCTTCTGGTGTGGCTACTAACTTGACTGGCACTGCTGCTGGTCTTTCAATTGGCGGTAATGCTGCAACAGCTACAACAGCCACATCGGCTACATCCGCTACATCCGCTACAAATTCAACTAACGTAGCAATTACAAACGACGCATCAACTGCTACTAGCCAATATGTAACATTTACAAGTGCAACATCAGGTAACGCTGGTATAAAAACACACTCAACCGGCTTGCTATTTGTGCCTAGCACTGGAAACTTTACTGCAATAGGCAACGTAACGGCTTATTCTGATGAGCGTGTTAAAACCAATTGGCGAAAATTTGGAACTGACTTTGTTGAACGTCTGTCTCAAGTCAAATCAGGAATTTATGATCGCACAGACGTTGAGGCAACCCAAGTTGGTGTTTCGGCGCAATCTCTGCAAGGACTTCTTCCTAACGCCGTTGTTCTTGGGGATGACGGAATGCTATCTGTGTCGTATGGTAATGCAGCATTAGCGGCGTGCGTAGAACTTGCAAAAATGGTTGTCGATCTTGAAAATCGTCTAAAAGTATTGGAGAAATAAACCATGACGATGCCATCATCTGGTGTTCTCAATATGGGGGGCACATCCAGCCCAGTTTCTGTTGCTTACGAACTTGGCTTGGGCCTTACCACAACAATTTCCATGAACCAAGCGGCAGTTAGAACGCTTGCTGGAGTTGGCGGTTCGGGTACTACATGGTCAATGAGTTCCTTGTATGGGAAGTCAAGTCTTGTTATTAATAATGCTATAAGTTGTTCTAGTCTTTCATTGACATCAGGCACTTCTACTACAGCAACTATTAATTTTAATAGCGATGGATCTATAACTTATTACGATCCATTCCAAAGTAGCGGTTCAACTAATTGGGCTACTCCAACCACTACTGGTGTCGGCAGTAGTTATTGGATAAAAATTACCAGAACATCGGGAAGCGTTACTGGTGGGTTGCCAAGTGGGTCTGTTGTTTCTTTAGCGGCAGGCGCACAAATTAGCCTTTTTGGAAACATTGATGATGTTCTTTCATCCGCAGGGAACATTGATATTTATTCAAACTCTGGTGGCACAACACGGGTTGGTGGGGGTACTTACACTATTGACGTAAATCCTTTCTAGGACATAACCCATGCATGGAGGTAAATAATGAAGACTGAAATGTAGTGTGTCATTGGGTTATGACTATCGACCGTGACACTTCAACAGATATTATTAATATGGATTAATCATGAAACTATCACTTTCAATTGAAATCGTAAACCAAATCCTTGGCTACCTTGGCTCACGCCCTTACCAAGAGGTGTACCAATTGGTTCAGGCAATACAAGACTCCGCAAAGCCAAAAGACGCTGAAGTCGTTGAGCAGGCAGAAAACGATTAATCGGGGTTGATGATGGAAGCAGTTCACGAACTTGCCACGGAGACCGACAAGCGATTGTCAGTTCATGAGGCAATTTGCGCCCAGCGTTATGATGGCATACAAGCGCGTTTTGATGACGGATCCAAGCGCATGACCAAAATTGAGTACCTCTTGTATGTGGTCATCATTGCGGTGCTTTTAGGGCCGGGTGTTGCGGCTGAGTTTGTGAAAAAACTAATTGGAATTTGACATAGACATCCGCACCAATAAAGGAGCATCAGATGGCACTTGATCCACTAACAGCGGCTTTTGAAATTGGCAGCAAAGTCCTAGACC